TTAGACAACGACATTTATTGACCGTTAGATTGTATTTGACTATTTTTAATTTGTATAGAAACCTAGTGTTTCCAGGTACTTTAAAATTAGCAACTATAGTCGAAGCAGGTTCCGTTTCATTCACTGTTATCGGATTGTTCGAAAGATACTTACCCAATTTTACTCGACTCTTTATCGGTAAAAGGGGGTTCTCTCTCAACTCTTATCCAACAGTCGAAGCATTTTCCATCAGTAAAAGTAGTCCCAATAGAGTATCGGGGCTCTTCTCAGATGAGGTATCCACTTCTCCCCAAGCAATTTACAGAAGCTTGTGGGCTTGGAAATATCAAACTGCTATATTATCTAAAGATGATCCTAATCTCGCCACATTTAGTAAACTGTGGGAGCTTATGACCTTTAGAAATAGTGGTTTAGAATATTCTCCAATCGGGGTATATATTAAAAGACTCTATGATAACCTATCAATAGAGAATATACCTAGAGGTGTCTTATACCGAAGACTAGGAAAATTAAGCTTTAAAAATGAAGCGGCAGGTAAAATTCGTGTGTTTGCTATAGTAGACGCACTGACTCAGTGGGCATTGAAACCTATGCACAAGTGGATATTTGCAGTATTGCGAAAAATCCCTATGGATGGTACTTTCAACCAACTCAGGCCACTCAAAAGAGTTCCCTGGGGATCAGCTCCCGTATTCAGTTACGATCTATCTGCGGCGACCGACAGGTTACCCCTCATTTTGCAAAAAAGATTGGTTGCCAAAATATTTGGATCTCACTTTAGTGACTTATGGTCATCTATTTTAGTGGGACGAAAATATATGGTCCGAGAACCTCTCGGATATAGAAAAACCTTTCCCCCTGCTGATATGTTAACTCCTTCTCCATATGTTGAAATATTACAAAATGGTAAAGGTTTAAATGTTACATACGCACAGGGGCAGCCTATGGGGGCATTATCCAGTTGGGCAATGCTAGCTCTAACACATCATTTAATCGTTCAAGTTGCGGCTTGGTGTTCTGGACAACCTAAAAGTAGATTGTTCACACAGTACGCAGTTTTAGGTGACGACATTGTTATCTGGAATCAGCGTGTTGCGACTCATTACTTGTCTCTTATGAAACAGTTAACTGTCGGTATCGGATTAGCGAAATCTGTAATAAGTCCAAAAGGACTATCACTAGAATTTGCAAAACGAACCCTGATGGATGGAAATGACGTATCTCCTGTACCGTTTACGGACATGGATTGTGCCTTGAGAAGTGCTCCTGCGTTTGCAGAATTTCAAAGAAAATATAACTTTGATTCTCAGACGGCTTTGAGCCTTTTAGGGTATGGTTACCGCGTAAAAGGGGCCGTAGGTCACGGAGTAGTCCGAAATACAAGAATTAGTTTCTTGAACTTTTGGATTGCTGATCGACCAGTAGATATGAAAACACTCCTCGACTTTATACAGTTAAACTTGGATAACATAATTGAAATAGGTTACCCAACTGACAAAAATCTAGAAGCGATCAATGTAATGGTCGATCTTTTAGTAAAACAGGTGGAACAAGATAAAAGAAAACTGCGAGAAGATTATGAGAAACTCATAACGGAGGCGTCTCCATTTGGTATAAATGGACATCCTCTCCTTAATATGGGCTCACTTCTTCCTCGTGATAAAGACGAAGATACCGACTATTTTATGTCAGTAGCTGACGATCTATTACCAGGCGAAAGAGATACCCTTTGGGCTATTCTTACTCGATCTGATAGTTTTAAATCTTTAGTACATGGGTGGTTAGATCTTACGATCTTCGACCCTATAATTAAAGGGAAAGTAAGGGATTATTCAATCCAATTACGAACCGCAGACGGTCTTTTGACTGATCTGCTTTCTTTCCAGGAGAGATTGGGGTATTTTAGAGATTTTGTCTCTTTACCTCCGTATCCTCAATTCTTTGGATATGATTCCGCGGAAATTAAACGAAGATTCCCTGATATACACTGTTTAAGAAGTTGGTTAATAATGAGTTTCGATTTACATCGATGGCTTAAAGAACATCAGCTCAACCTATCACTATACTTGGCCGACCATGGAGACACGGTTAATAAACCTAAATTTGTCTCACGTCGCGACCTCGCAAGTTTTGATAGATGGCTTCTTATCTTACAATATGCAAAAGTTAATACACTTTCACATCCGTCGATATTTCCTA